TTTGAGCTAGAATACCTATGTCCACACCTCCTTATGTCCCGCCGTTCGTTGGTGCCGCAGGCCTGGTGGTCAACGGTTATCCCTCCATACAGGCAGACAACATTCAGAAGTTTCTTAATATCTACGGTCAAAACCAGTTTGTTGGTCCTAGCTCTGCTATCTATCAACTGCTAAGCATATTGTCGCTCAAGCAAGCTGATCAGAATGCTGCGTTGCAGCTGGATTATAATCAGAGTTCACCGCAGACTGCTGTGGGCGCCGGCCTCGATCGGGTAGTCAAAATGAACGGCGTAGCACGCGAGCCCTTCACCTACTCAACTGCGCTGCTGTCGCTCACTGGTACGCCCAATGCCGTAGTAACTGGCGCAGCCGCACAGGACCAGAATGGCAACTTGTGGACGCTGCCAAGTCCGTTTACATTTAGCCCAGGCGGTTCCTTCGCGGCCACGGCTACTTGCACGACGCCGGGTAATGTGGCTGCCGAACCGGGCACTATCAGCATCGTGGCCACTCCACAAATAGGCTGGGCGCCACCAACTGGTACTGTAACCAACAATGCCGCCGCCAGTCCTGGCCTACCTGTGGAAACCGACTCCCAGTTGCGTGCTCGGCAGGCTATCAGCGTGGCGTTGCCCAGCACGACGCCCATATCCGCAACGATTGCCGCAGTGCGTGCCGTACCAGGTGTTACGCGTATAGCACCAGGTTATCCTACTCCGGGCGGGCCAGGCACCTCAATCGAAAATCCTACAGGCAGTGTGGACAGTCCATGGGGCAATCCGGCGCACAGTATCAGCATGGTGGTCGAAGGTGGTGCTGACTCTGACGTAGCGTTGGCGATCTATGACAAGCGTACGCTTGGCTGCTTCACAAACGGTACTACCTCGGTAGCAGTGGCTGATCCAGTCACTGGCTTTCTTAATACTATGCGGTTCTACCGTCCAACTTATGTAGCTGTCTACCTGTTGGTACAGTTGACCGGCTATGGATCCACGCCTACTACGGCCACTGTAGCTGCGGTACGGGCTGCTCTCGTAGCCTACCTCAATTCACTATCGATAGGCGAGACAGTTTCGCTTAGTGCCTTGATTTATGAGGCCATGAATGTCAACGCTAGTTTGCTCTCCCCGGCTTTTGGTGTGTCGATAACTATGGGCGTGGCTACGGCTACTACGCCTGGTGCTACTATTAATGGCAGTAATGCCATGACGGTGTCCTCTGGTACTGGCATTGTCATAGGCCAGCTTATTACTTCCACCTCAGTGCCTATCGGAACTACTGTGACTAATGTGGTTGGCACTAGTGTCACCATGTCGGCTAACGCCACGTTCACCGGTGCTGCGCCAACTGTGTTCTCCACGCTGACGGCGACCGACCTGGTCATGCCTAATTTCTTCTATGTTGCTCAGGGGCTTGTAGCGGGTGTGGCGGTGCTGCCATGAGCGGACTTCCTAATCCAAGTTATGGAATTCTTGGTTATGGTGTAGGAGGTTACGGTAACCAGCCTATTGAGACACTCCCGCTCGGTTATTACATCGGCCTGCTCAGTTCACAATACCGTAATTCGCCTAAGCTGAATGCCTTGCTGCGCATGCTGCTGCAGAAGTTCGACGACGTGAGTCAGTGTCTGGTGAGGATGGACACGGCATTTGATCTGGACTCAGCTATTGGAGCTCAGCTCGATGTGCTTGGTACTGTCGTCGGCGTGTACCGAACCGTAGGGTTTCAGCCAAATGGCGGTATCAGTCCTGTGCTCGATGATGATACCTTCCGTATCTACATCAAAGCCAAGATAGCACAGAACCAATGGGATGGGACGATTGGCAGTCTCTACCCCATTTGGCAACAACTGTTTCCTGGCGGTACTATTGTCATAGAAGACAATCAAAACATGACGGTTACGCTTACACTGACCGGCTCATTTACCTCTATCATACAAGACCTCATTACCAACGGCTACATTGTTCCTCGCCCTGAAGGGGTGCTGTATACCTACTTGTTCGGCACACTACCGTTCTTCGGATTTGGAAGCGCCCCGGGCTATATCGCCGGATTCGATACTGGTCACTGGGCCGGGTAAAGGGAGAATGAATGGCATCTACTAATCTGCAGCAATGGAACCCGACCGGGGCTAACCAAGAGACCGATGCGCAGTACTCCGCCGACAGTCAGCGCTCAGGCGGCGCCACTAACCCAAGCGTATTTGACGCCCTGCTGGCGAACAAACTGTTCTTTCAAATCACTACGTTCTTGGTGGCTTTGTTTCAGGCTTTCGCCAACAAAGGATTTACGACCTCTGACGCTTCACTGTCTACGCTGACGGCCCAGTGCGCGAACTTCTTGACTACGGCAGATATCAAGGGCGGGACTTCAGTGGCCTTCAGTCCTACGCCTAATTTTAACTGCGGCGCATTCAGTCAGTTCGAGATACTGCTCACCGGCAATGTCACGTCGCTGACTGTATCAGGCGCGTCAGCCTACCAAGAGATAACTCTGATGTTCGTACAGGATGCTACCGGCGGACGAACCGTAGCCTTCCCTGCTAACGTTAAGTCACCTGGCACACCGTCGACAACCGCCAATGCCACCAGTATACAAAAATTTATACTGCGTGGCGACGGCAACCTGCACCCGACCGGCCCTATGGTGGTGAGCTAAAATGCCGAGCGAGACAACCACTCCTAATATAGACTTGCAGGTTCCGGGCTTTGACCAGGCCAACTGGCAGGTCCCCACCAACTTCAATTGGAATCTGATAGACTTGATTTTCGGACCTGGCGGTCCACAGGTACCTGCACTGAACGTAGCAGAGCTGACAGTGGCGGAGTTCGTCGGACTTACCTTTGCCGTCATTGTCACTGCGCTTGGCTACACGCCGCTCAACCCTGCTAACAACCTGAGTGACGTCAGCAATACGGCGCAAGCACGTCTTAATCTGGGAATATCGCCTGTAGCAGGCGCCAATGTGTTTGCTGAGTCTCCATCGGGTGCTGTGCCAGGCACGACTTACACACTTGCGCGCGTGCCCTCCCAGGTTATCGGTATTTTCTATAATGGAGTGCTGCTGATGCCTACGCAGTACGGAATAGCCAGTACGACCGTTACACTGACCTTCTCCACGCAGGCCGGGGACACGGTATTTGCCGTGTACTTAGCTTAAATGGAGATAAAAAGGAGCAAGGAAAATATGTGGGACATGATCGTGACGCACTGGAAAAGTACGGCGTCAGGAATACTAGGCGCATTGCTAGGCTTGTCCGGGCCAGCAACGGCGCTGATAGGCTCACTGCAGGCAATGAAGCCGGCACCTGACTACAAACTGACCATTGCCGGAGTCGTGCTGACTTTTATCTTCGCGACTGCACGCATATGGCTGGGCATCATTTCGAAGGACCCGTCTGCATTGACGCAGGCTGACATCACCCAACAGACGGCCGTAGCGGCCGCCAAACAGACTAAAGGAGAATAAGCTTTATGTGCAAAGTAACAGCAGCAGCAATCGTGGCTGACGGCGCCGCCGTCGGAACTGCGCTTAACAACCTTGGCGAGGCCATTCAGGCAGAAGACCCGGCTCTCGCTACACAGCTTGAAAATGCCGGCAAGGCCGTTATTGCCGCAACTCAGAACTGGCAGGAAGGTTCGACCCTGGCGGCCGTAGAAGACGCCGAGCAGGCAGCTATTGCGGTTCTGAACGCCATCCCACTCACCAGTGCGTACGCCCCGTTGGCAGCCATCGCCTTCGCCGCGCTCAATCTGCTGATCGCCAACGGGCAGTCGCAGCCGCAGTTGACCGGCAGCGCCATTGGCAACGCCAAGGTCATGCTGGCCAAAGAAGCCCAGCTCAATACCGACTCGCCCTGGCACGACAAGGCGAAGATCGATCACAATCCCTTCCATTCGCCGCGCAAGAACTTTGAGAACACGTGGAACAAGCAGGCGGCTAAGCTGAATGTCGGGACGGTGACCGTATGACGTTCGACCGCTTCAAGGGCGGCAAGTTGCCGCCCCGTCGCAGGATGGGAGTCCCCGCACTTGGGGACTTCCTCGACCGGGCCACCAGCTGGCCCGTCGTGCCGCCGCAGGGGTGGGAATTCGCAGTGCCTAAGGATGCTCTCAACATCCTTGGCAATGACGACTGGGGTTGCTGTGCTGAGTCCGGGTACCTAGGGCTGCTGCAGGCTCAGTCGTACAATGCCGGCCGCCCGCTTGTGCCGACGACGGCTGAAGCCTTGGCACTGTACAGCGCTGTCACTGGCTTCGATCCCAATGCTGGACCCCCGGACGAGAATCCCACGGATAACGGCACGGCGCTGACCGACCTGCTGGCTTACGCGCAGAAGAACGGCGTGTCAGTCGGTGGACGGCCACACAAGCTGATCGGCTCGGCCTCGGTGGATATCTCATCGGTGGCCCAGATGCGTTGGGCGGCGTACACTTTCGGCGGGCTCTACCTTGGGCTCAACCTGCCGGCTGCGTGCGAGAACAGCGTCAACTGGAACTTTGGCTCCGGTGAAAAGATTGCCGGCGGCCACTGCGTGGACTTGCTGGGTGAGGGCGCAGTAGGCGAGACATTCCGCAGCTGGGGCTCCTTCATCCGCGGCACGTGGAACTTCGCACTCGGTTATCTGGACGAGGGTTACGTGCTCATTACCGAAGACTGGCTCAACGCACAGCAGAAGACGCCTTCTGGGCTTGACCTGGATGGGTTGCTGTCGGCCACCAAACTTCTCTGAAAGAAGGAAGACTAATGGGAAAGACTCTGCGGTTGATTTGCATCGTTGCTTTTATCGTGGGGGTGGGTACGCTGTATGCAGCGACGCCCGCTCTCACGGGCCTTACCTGCCCTGGCACCGTACAAAGCGGATCCACGTTCCTTTGCGCGGTCACAGGCACACCTAACGCCGAAATTGACATCCAGAGCAATACCAATGCGGCTCTGTCATCTATTCCTGACGACTGCTGGGCGCCGCCGGCTCAGGGCAAGCCACCCTGCCAGTTCATCGCCAAAAAAGTCACATCCAATCAGGTCGAGACCGTCACCGCCAAACTCGGCAAGATGGTCTTCAAGCAGACCATCACTGTCACGCCAGGTGGTCCGCCGCCTCCACCTCCGCCCCAGCTTACTGTACTGGTCTGCGCCGAGGCTGCCATTACTGGGGCCGGTACGGTGCCTTGTACCATCGGGGTAAGTGCGGTTGAGACTGCAGCTGCGACAATCTCACTATCCAGCTCGAGCGTATCGCTCGCGGTACCGTCGAGCGTCATAGTTGCGGTCGGCGCATCCAGCGCCGGTTTCAATGCTACGGCCCAGGCTGTCACTGCAACTACGACGGCCACAGTGACTGCCTCATTGGCCGGCAATACAGCTAAGACATCAATTACGCTCAATACAGTCGTGGGTCCGCCCCCGCCCGTCACACTCAAGAGCATGTCATGCGCGCAGCCATCGATAACCGGCGCCGGCACGGACACCTGCACAATTTCATTGACCGGCTCAGCGACGGCGGCCGCGCCGGTCAATGTCACCAGCAATAACGTCGCGCTGACGGCGCCGAGCATAGTTACTGTGCCTGCGGGTTCGTCTTCTGCGTCTTTCACCGCGACAGCGGCCGCGGTCACGGCGCAGACGGCCGTGACGCTGACCGGTGTGCTCAATGGGTCGTCGCAGGCCTCTTACGTAGTGACTCTCAACCCTGTCCCACCGCCTCCACCCAGCTATACCGTCGACCTGACCTGGGTCGCGCCCGTAGTCAGCAATGACCAGGTGACAGGCTACAACATCTACCGGGCGACCAGCACGAGCGGCTACCAAAAGTTGAACTCCTTGGCCAATGTGCCAGTGACTTACACAGACAACGCCGTACAGAGCGGCCTGATTTACAATTACGAGGTTAAGAGCGTCGACGCCAATGGTGTCGAGAGCGCACCCAGCAATGTGTTCACGGCGGCCATCCCATAAAGAAAGGCAAAGTCCTTCATGTTCGACCTGAGTGAGATTCAGGATGTGATGGCGTCCGAAATTAATCGGGGCGGTGGTTCAAAAGTTCAGTTAGACACGCTTTTCACTGAGTCTGGCGGATTCCAGTTCAAAGACGGACGTAAGCCATGGGGAAGACGAAGAGCGCGCGGGCACTATAACAGACATAAAGTAGACGCGGCAAACAAAATGCTTGCTATGGGTCACAGCATCCGAAAGACCGCGTCCCGGGTCGGAATGAGCAAGATCACAGTGCAGAAAATCAGGAAAGAGATGCAGGCAGTTTTCGACCAGATACGATGCGGGTGCGGGCGGTTGGCGCGGCACAGCGGCACGTGCGGCGCCAGGAGGAAGCAATGACTATACTAGACGTAGTGTTTGCGGCTCTGACGGCCTGGAAGGAGAACCGCGGCGCGGGCACTGAAGGGCTGACCTCGATCATCAATGTCGTGCGTAATCGGGCCCTGCGCGATGGCACTTCGCTCTATGCCGAGTGCGTAAAGCGTCTGCAGTTCTCCTCGATCACGGCTACGGGCGACCCCGAACTGACGCTGTGGCCCGAGGAAAATGACACACAGTGGAAAGAAGCACTGGGGCTGGCCGAGACGGAACTGGCCGACATCACTGGTGGCGCCACGCTGTATTATGCTCCTGGATCTATCCACAGCACAAAGACCATTGTGGTGGACGAGGTCACATTCCCGTTCCCGCAATCGTGGGACTTGGCAAAAGTAGTCTACACGGTAAATATCGGTAAGCAGCTCTTCTTCAAGGAGACCTAGCCCAGGTCGAACCTGCGAGGCGGCGCTCCGTTCTCCGCCTCTAGCCATATTTCGAGTACGGCCTCAGCCACTGCCCATTCGTGGGCGGTGGCTGTTTTTTTATGCCCGTCGATGATCCACCCGACCCAGCGTGAACCGATCATGGTGAAGCGGCGGTTGCCGAGCGTCAGCTCAGTGGAACAGTACAGCAGTCCATCGAGTGCATCGGCCAGGGCCAGGCGCCTTTTCTCATCGTCCGTGAGGCAGTACGCGAGCCCATATGCCCTCCGCGCATCCTCCTCGAGGCCATCCAGCTGTTCGGCTCCCAGGTATTGCTTGGTGGGGGCCGGGACGTCGCCCACGACCTGTTCGGCCGCGTCATGTGTGAGCGCAGCCATGAGCAATTCGGACCGAGGCGCGCCGCCCGACAACCAGTAGCACATCATGGCAACGCCATGCTGGTGCGCGGCGTTAGTATTGATCCTCAGTCCAGGGCAGGTATGGAACCGCCATGTCAGTCCGCCCTCGTAAGCAAACTGTATCTGGTCGCGCAGCGTGGGGCCTGTCATAGCTGCCACCCCGCTCTGCGCAGCACGCCCGCTATGTCAGGTGGCCTGTAGCCGGGGCCCTTACCGGACGGACCGTACTTCGATACGCCACCATCCGGGTTAGGCGCCTTGGTCATGTTGGACGCGTGGACCTCGCGGTAGAGGTCTTCAAGCGGGAATCCCCAGGCCGCGGCCTGCAATGATACAGCGGTGTCGAGCGTAGTAAGGCGAATGGCCAGGTAGTCCGGCGACCGCCAGGCACTAAGAGCCTCTGTAGCATTCTGTACCAGCACGACACCGATCAGTTCGAACCGCTGTACTTCATCGATGCTTATCGGCCACCAGGGCGGACCGGGCTGGGCAAATGTATCAGGCATCTCGGCGCCGAGCGCCTCGGCTGCTCCCAGGATTACGTACTTCAGGTCGGCGAAGGCATCTGCGGTATCTACAGCATCTTTGACAACGAGCGCGGCGATCAGCTCGGCCCATTCTTCAGTTATGAGTGCGGCTCTGGTCAAGGCCAGCTCGCGCGATGGCGCGGCCGGTACGGCGCCGCCTCGCCTTAAGAACTCTCCTTGCATTTCCTGACTCCAGCCTTTCATCATCCTCTCCTTTGCTCGGTAGAAACAATCCTGAAGCTGTCACTGCCGGTCCGTGTAATGCGGGCCTCAACGGCGATGCCTTGCTTGAAGGTAGTAGCGTAGCAATAAGATGCGTCGCTGATGCGACCCAGTTTTACTACTGCCAATACGGCTGCCAGAGCCGTGCCGTCATCAGCGCAACCATCTAGTATCTCGATGTTTATCCTCCGCTTTTCCACGGCGTCTTTGCCCTCCCGTTCCATACCCATACATGTGCACCGCCTTTGACGAGCAGAGCCGGACCGCGGTCGTCGTGCGCATAGGCGGCCGCGGCTACCACCTGGCGCACTCCAACAGCCTGCAGCAGCTTCGCGCAGGGGAAGCAGGGCGTCAGGCCGCAGTAGAGCGTGTAAGGTGCGCGGCCACTGCCCAGGGCCTGGGCTACTGCATTGCTCTCAGCATGGAGGGCTTCGCAGTCGTCGCGCTGGCCTCCGAGTGCGGGTGATCCAGGACAAGGGGCATCGACACAGTGAGCCATGCCTGCGGCTGTGCCGTTGTAACCGGTCGACACCAGCCGTCCATGACAGTCCACCAGGATAGCTCCGACCTGGCGGCGGGGGCAGGTCCCGCGGCTGGCTACCAGAGCCAGCATAGACATCCAGTACTGGTCGATATCAGGCCTTTCCATCAGAGTTCAGCCTCTCCGCTACGCGTGCCACGTAGCCCTGAATGTCAGCCCAGTGATCGAGGTGAGCAGGGTCGCCTGTCAGGATCCGGGCCACTTTGTGCTGCACCATGTCAAGCGCTTCACGCATATCTGGACCCAGATATATCCAGTTAGGCTGGGCACGCATTATGTCTTTAAGACTTTGCGCAGTGGCCGCAAATTCTTTGAATGGGCCGTGCGTCTTTTGTCGATCAATCACCTTAGACTTTTTCGTTTTCAAAGGTCACCTCGTTTATCCCGTCGACCAGACGCACGTGCGAATCGGCGTAAAGGTTAGGGTAGCGCGCTGCTTGTTGGCTGTGGATATCAGCAAAGATCATGCGTATCTCGTCATCATTACCATCCGCAGTTCGCAGTTGGCAGAGCCAACGCCAGGTTCTGTGATTTGCAGTCATGCCCAGCGCCGTGGCGAGACCATCAGGAACTAATCTACGCATTGCGGTTGTCATGGCTTTTTTGTCCTTGAAAGGCAGCTGGTCGATACCCAGCTCGTCCGCCAGCAGCCTCTGGAGCCCCTCTGCGGCCTCCATGAAGCCTGCATATAGCTCACGCAGCCTGTCGGCCTTCGGATGCTCTGCAAAGGCACGTGGGAACCACGATGAGATGCCGTCGACGCGCACATAGTGCCCTGATTCTTGGCTATAGGCCACGCCCACACGGTGGCGAACGACCTGATGAGTCACGATTCTTGAAGTGCCGAACAGCATGTAGGTGTCGCTTGCATGCTCGAGCAGTGCGCCGTGCTTCTGACAGATGATATTGGTGAGGTATGACGAGTTGCCTTCGCGGACCTTAGTGACATTGGGGTTGAGCCCTGGGGCGAAACTGCGGTAGCACACGCGTCCAAGCACTTCAATCAGTTTCTCGGCGCCGGTCGGTGCATCTGTACTCCAGTCAGGTACTCCTGTACTGGCCAGGTACTCTGCCAGTCCGGCCTCATCTATTTCTGTCTGCGCCAGATGGATAGCGCGTGGTTCGACCCACTTCATGCTTTATCTCCTTGCATGCTAAAGCCCGCCGATGTTCTGGCGGGCTTTAGGTTGTCATTTTTTGGTTTGTACTTAAGCTGCGGGCGCCAGCTTCTCTACGATGCCCGGCTCCTGCCAGCGGCTGAGGTAGAAGCTGATGTTGGGTGCCGGGACGTTGGGCAGGGCCTCGATCAGCTGACCGCGCGTGACGCCCGCAGCTTTCGCGCCGATGGCGCCAAGCTTCTGGAACGCCGCCACAATCTCGCCCTTCTGACCGGTGAATTCCTTGTAGTCCGTGCCGACCAGGCGGAACAGCGAGGTCTTGCGCGGACCAGCCGCTTCGGTCTTCTTGGCGGACTTCTTGGCGGCCTTAGCCGGGGGTGCGAATTTCTTGGTGCTCTTCTTGGTAGCCATGGTGTCAGTCTCCTTGCAGTCGAGGACTGCGGTTAAGTGGCGAGCTGCCACGGGCGTTACGGCAATCCCCTTGGCGGGGTGCAGCAACCGGTTGGCGGCTTCGAGCGGGTCCGAGCCCGGCGCGTGCCGCAGTTTCTTGAGCATCTCTTGGGTCGCCACACCAGCTGCGACCCGCACACCGTTATTATACACGCACAATGCGCCCTGCGAGTTGGCCGGCTCGAGGCGGAGCAGCCTGATCCTGTTCTCGGGGTCCTCCAGGACCTCCAGATCAGCTTCGCGGATGGTTACCTCGACGTCCGCGCGCGGAACGGCCAGGGGAGCCATTTCGCACGTTTCAGCCAGCTCCTGACGAAGCTCTTCCTTCTCGATCGCGCGCCGCCTGTTGCTGATGCGCTTAACTGCGACCGGTGCAGGCCCGGGGACAGCCGGCCGGTTTTTAAGCAATCCGGCCACCCTGGCCCGCTCTGCCTTGTCCAGCCGTCCCTGCTCGCGACCCGCGGTCTTCCGCAGGTCGTCGGCCCTGGTCATGAAGTCCGCCATGTCCTTGGCCCCGAGCGCCGCGAAGGCCGCTTTGCGGAACGCCGTGTACGAGGCATCCTTGGCTAGGATCTTATCCCTGCCCGTGAGCGTCTTCAGCAGCCGGACACGGTCCGTGTACTTCTTGTCTGCGGCCAGCCGTGTAAGGTCGAACTCTTTCTTGAGGGCCTGCACGAACTTGACAGCCCGCGTGGCTGGTGTCTCGGTGACTGTGCGCGGCACCGGAGTTGTGTCGAGCGCGAGTGCCAGACTTCCCTCGCCCTGGCCTTCGTGCTTCACGCCGTCGGCCGACACTAAGGCCCACTTGTTGGAGCCGCCGTTAGGACTGTAGAGTGCGGCGCGGCCGTCCGGATGGGTGTAGCCGAAAGACCCGTCCTGCTCGCGTGCCAGTACGAAGCCATGCTTCAGCAACACGCCATGATCGACGAACGTCGGACGCGGTTTGAGGCCGAGCCGGTAGCGGAGACCCTGCGGAGTGGCACCCTTGTCCACCTTCCCGCCTGGGTCGCGCGCGGCCCACTCTTCGGTGTGAGGACCGGCGGTCAGCAGTACCGACCGTCCGTCATTGTGTGCCCAGTTCTCGCCGCCCTTCGGTCCCGCGGCCTGTTCGAACCCGGCCTCGTGCAGCACATCTCTGAGTCCCTCAGCCACGGCGTGCCTCCCGTTCGGCTTCACAGGCCTCGAGCAGTGAGGGCAGTGTGGCTGCGCGTTCACGGTCGTCAATGACCCGCTTTGCATGCTCTACATCCTTAGCAATAAACGGGAAGGACCCAGCATCAGGTCGGCCTGCGATGATCAGTCCAGCTGGGTTACACTCGATCGTCCATCCACGATAGTTTGCAAGGAGTGTGTTAACCACGGCTTTCGTCATTTTGCTCTTCATGGTTCCGGGCTCCTTTCAGGCCCGAAAGAACATCTTACTACGTAACTCTGGCGTACGGACGGATTTATTTTTAGTGGTACCACTAGTATTGACTACCTGGACAGCAGCCC